GTGCCAACGCTACCCGGAGAGCCAGTGGCAGAGTTGCCGGTAACAGGCAGCGAATCCCATAGGGCCGCATCCCATGTGCCGGTATCCCAAGCGCCTTGTGCCATGTTTTAAGCAATGCGGATAAGCGCGTTGCTGGCGTCATTGGTCGGCATGGACAGAACAAAAGTGCCGGCGGTAATGGTTTGCGCGCCGAAAGTATGCACGCTGATCGCTTTGTTAGATTGAGTGCTGTTATAGACCAGCACGCAATCAAAAGATGTGGTCAAAGTGACGTTTGTATAAGTAAAACTGGCGCTAGGCGTCCAATAGGCTGTGGTTCCGCTTGATGTGGGCGCTGTGGCGTTTGTGGCCGTTATGCCACCCGCACTATATCCGGCGCCAGAAACCTCGCCAGTGGCGCTATACGCAGTCGTGGCGGCCCCTAACGATGCACTTGCCAAATATAACGCCGCCTTGATTGTGTCTGCGCCTGTTCCGGCTCGGGTAACGGTTGTTCCCAGCGCGTGAATACCGCTGAGAATTTCAGATTTAAAACTGGTGCACATTGCTTGAGAATTGGCCATCTTAGAAACTCCCTGCTTCGGATATTGAAATGATCGGTTTTTTTAACCTGACGTGCGCGGATCTGTGCACCAATTCACCGGCCAGCCAATATTCCACCCAAGTGGTGTTTTCGTTGTCGTTGTCAATGGCTCCCTCTCGCTTTTCAAGCAGCGAATCGTCTATTTCGCCTTTGGTAGTATTTACGATCATGCTGCCACCTCAACGCCGATAGCTTTGCCGTCAGGGCCGCGCAGGATGCGTTTAGGCGCTGCCAGTGCTTGCATTACGCCGCCAATGCGGTTCATCGTTTCTCCATGCATGTTGGCCATGTTTTCGTGCATTTGCGCCATGTTGTCGATCGCCGCCCGCACGTTTTCGCCGAGTTCTGCGGTAACCTTTTCCGATGCCGCTTGCTGCGCTTCAATCAGCGGGATATCGAGCCCAGGGTTAGCGCCGATACGTGCCACCATGATTTTGGTTGCGGCCTCGAGCTCTGCTTTTTCTTTTGCCGCTTGCATTTCCATGTTTTTGAGCTGGCTTTCAAATTGCAGCTTTTGTTGCTCAAGTTGCGCAGAATGTTGCATTTTCATTTGCTCAATTTGCATGTCCGCTTGCGCCTTGGCTTGCGTCATTTGCATATCGGCCTGCATTTTTGCTTGCGCGGCTTGCGTATCAGCTTGCATGCGCATCTGATCGGCCTGTTGCTGCGCTTGCAGCTTGATCATTTCGGGATCTGGCTTTTGTTGTTGCGGGACGGCTTGTTTTTGCTTCATCTGCTCAAGAGCCACATCAAGCACGCCCTCAATCGGTTTTGCCTGTTTAAAGCCGCCGATGCCGAATTTAATCAATTCTACCAACATCGGCACCAGTTCCGGCGATTGCTGGCCAACCGGCAGCGCTTCCTTCATAAAGCCGCCAAAGGCGGTCAGGAATTCAACGCGGTCGCGTTTGTTTTGCTGCTCGTCCAGCTGCACCAAGCTGTCTGCATCAACCTCGATGCGGAAATTCCGCAACGGGTTGTTTTGCATTAGCTGCATGGCTTGCGGAATCATCTGCTGGTCAGGCTGGCTCATCTGGCCGGCAGCGGCATACGCCAGAATCGTCTGCGGCTGGAATTTACTGCAAATGACCTGCGCTTTAAGCCTTATCAGTTCGCTGGCAAATAGCGCCACTTCTTCCTGCATGGATCTGAGTCGCAGGCCGGCGTATTGCCCTTTGATCTGCTGGGCGGTCGCAGTCTCACTCGCCGACGATGCGCCGCGAATAATGTCAGAAATGCCGGTAATCTCGTAAATCTGCGCCTTGATTTCGGTGCGCGCCCGGTAGCATTGCAGCAAAGCATTTGCCAGCTCATCAATCGGCAAAATATCAATGCTGCCTTTAAGGCCGTTCTTTTCAGTAAACGCCATCCATTTGTCGACCGGTATCAGCGTGTTGTTGTCGCCTTCGGTCAACAGCCGCTGCAAAGCCGGCTGGCTGGCATCGTAAACGCCGCGGATGCGCAGCGCCTTGACAAGCCCGTCAATGCGATCGCTCAGAATGTCCAGTTCGTTGGCCTGATCTTGATACAACACAAAATCCGGCACCGGAATCAGCGTATCGCTGGTCGTTGTGCTGTAGAGCGGTTTTGCGCAGGGGAAAAAGCCTTCAAGTTCAAGCGGGTCATCGCGCTCGTCGATCAGCTCATTATAGTTTTTGGTGAACCAGTAAACTTTGCCGGTTTCTTTGTCCCACAATTCGCAGATTTTGGCGCGTGTGCGCTCTTTGTTGCTTTGGCCATAAGTTTTAAGCGTTTCCGGCCCTGAATCAAGCGGGATTTTTTTGCCCACATCGCCAAAACGTTCTATCAGCGCGTCGCGCGTCATGTAAACCCAGCGCCAAACGCAGGTTACTTCCTCCCAAGTGCGCGCGACAGAATGGCCGAAATCCTTCCAATGAACGTAATCGGTTGGCGCGCATTCGTATTCGATTTCCTCTTGCGGCTCGGCTTCGCCTGCGGTGTAGTTTTGATTCTCGGGATTCGGGGCGCCCTCGGGGGTCTGACCTTCTGCTCGCTCATTTTCAATGTCCTCGGTAATTTGTAACCCGTCCTCGGGAACATCAAGCGTTTTAACGTGCGGCTCATAACGCACCCAGGCGGTGCCGCGGCCCCCGAGAAAACGATCTTCGACGGCATAGCGCATCGTGGCGCGAAAGTCTGGGTAATGCTCGATTTCGTAATCAAGGGCGCGCTCAATCAGTTCTGACGCCACGCGGCCGACGGGATCGTTATCGCCGAACCGGCGCTCTGCCACCGCTTTGGGCAGCTTTGCGTAAACGGCAGGCACGAGCGTTTGCACGTTTGACCACAGAATATTGAATTTTGCGGTTTCGTTCGTGTGCTGGCTGCGGTTATCGTCTCGATACCGTTTGACAATCTTTTCTGCGCGCGCTTCCCATTTTTTGAATTCGTTGTCGTATTGACTAACGATATTCAAGTATTTCTGCACGCCGGTTGCGATGGCTTCCATTTATTCTCGCTCTATAATTTTTGGAATTTTGTCATCAAATACGACAAAGTTACTTGTGCCTGCGCCGCCTGTTCTGCTGCCGCCGTCTAAATAGCGGATACCGGGAATGCCAAGTTCACGCAACTTTTGTGCGGCCATCTTCTCAACTTGAGGGCCGCTCATTTCTGGCGAAGTTTTAAGGCTATAAGCGAAATCGTTATATGCTTTTTGTCCACTGGTAAGCATCTGATCTCCTTTAATGCCTGCTGCGGCAAACGCCTTCTTCACATTTTCCGGCTGTTCACTCAGCGGCTTATCCCAATCCAGCATCTTCGCTATGTGTTCGTCGGGGAGGTCTACTTTATAAAAGGAGCCAGGCGTAGTGCGAACGCTTTCTCTTGCTGCCATTAGCTCATCATATCGTTTGGCGGCATTTTCTCCTGCGCTAGTTCTGTATTTTCTATAAGCGCCGGGGATTTCATCTTTGTTCATAATTTTTGCTAATACAGACATTTCTGCGTTAAGGCGAGCAACAGAACCCATGTCTTTGACTTCATCGGCGTATTGTTTTGCAACGCTAGGATTCTCCGCAAAATACAACCCATGCCCGTAAGCCTGCGCCCCTTCGCCAGTGCCAATTTTTGAAACGTCAAAAACATCAAACTTATGCGGGCTTCCGTGATAAACAATTTTGCCCAACATTGCAGGCCCAAAGTTCAGCGCGTTATCAATCCCTTGATTGATAATCTCCTGCTTGTTTTCAGGATTCATTTGCGAGAGCACGCCACGCGGAGGATTTTTTAGCGCCTCCGCCCAAGCGGTCGGCGATATCAAATCGCTAATGTTTTTTTGCACGCCGCGCCCCCATTGGGCTGCAGCATCTAATGCGCGACCAACCATGCTATCAGGCTCTGGAGTTGGGAATGCCATGCTTTGCTGATACCGCAACGCGGCGGCTATGCGATCGGCGTCGGCCATTATTTATTTCTCTCACTGATTGCTGCGGCTTTGCTTTTGGCGTCGGCCTTGCTGCTCGCGCCCCATGCTTTAAGCGCAAGCGCCAGCCGCGTCGGTTTACCGTCTTTTTCCATCGGCCCCGGCATGTTTCCCATGCGCGCAAGAAAACTGGCGCGGCGCGGATTGTCGCCAGATTTAACTGGCGGTTTGAGCGTGCCGCCCGTTTCGGCGTGATAGCTCGCCCGCCCCTTGGCGTTCAAGCCGCCCTCGGCGTTTTTGCCCTCTTTACGAGTCCAAGCGGCAGTCATTACGCGCTGAAGATGCCCACAGCGATCACAGACGCGCCTGCGCCGGTCGTGACCTTCCACGCGCCGGAAGCTGACACCATATTTAGCTCAATGCTGTAGGTGCCGATCGTCGCATTTGCCGGAACAAGCGTGATGGACGTTGCGTTATCCAGCAGCGCCACTGTGCTGGTTGCGGCCGTCGATACGGTAATAACCAGCCGATGCAAGTAGTCGCCGACGGCGCCTGTGCCGCCCAATACTTGCGCGGTTTGTGATGCTGCAACAGTTTCGTATTGATACCTGTAAGGATTGTTCACGCCGCTCATAGTCTGCTACTCCTGATTGTTTTTGTGGTTGCCCACATATCATTTAAAGTTACGGTGTTTTCCGGTCCTACCATTAGTGGCTTTGCCACCTCTGGCGGCTTAACGGCAGGCTCTGCGCGCCACGCAATCGCCAACATCCGCATGGCGTCTGCCGGGTGCGAGCACCAATCATGGCGCGGCGTCTGCCGAAATGCTTTTTTGTCCTCGTCATATTCGCGCTGATACTGACGCAACGCCTCAACGCCTTCTGCGCAGCGCTCGGCGTCAAACCACGTATACGGCAGCATCTGACGCACTGCTTGGATGCCGTCCTGCACGCTCAAATCCGGCACGATCGCCATGCTATTGATGCCTAGATGTTCGGCCATTTGCTCAATCACGCTTTTACCTTGCGCGGCCAGTGTTTTGGCGCGAGCATCGTGCGGCAGGTAGTGCTTGCCGTAGCGATAAGGCTTTCCGGTGACTACCGCGGCAAGCTCGGCGATGTTGGCGCCGCTGACGGCGTAATAGTCGATCACGTGTATTTCGCCGCGGATGACTTGATAGAACCAGATGGCGGTGTCGTCACGGTAGCCCAAATCCCATGCGGTATGCACAGGCACTTCGGGCTGGTAGTCCACTTGAGTAATGCGCCCGGCGTCGGTCGCCTCGCGCATTTCGATGCCGTAAAACGCGCCAAGAATTGCCGCCTCGAACGAGCACTCATATTCTTGATCAAACTGGTCTTTGCTGAGCTGTGCCCTTGCGGCATCCAGTTCGGTAGACGGCAACAGTCCTGATTTACTGGCCGGCAGCTCCAACAAAAACCAATCATCAGCCTGTTTAGCGGCCGTCTGGCGAATGTCATAAAACTGGTTTTTGCCTTTGGGCGTGCCGCCGAACACACACCAACCCTGTTTGTCAGACAATGCCGGGCGAACGACGTTTCCCCACACGCTAGGCTTGAAGTCGCCGAATTCGTCCAAGTAAACGCCCGAAAAGCCCAACCCGCGCATGGCGTCGGCGTTATCTGCGCCGAACAGCCGAATCTTGCTATTATTGAGTAGCGTCACCGTCAGCTCTGCTTCGTTGCTGTCTTTGCTGATCGGCGCGGAATAATGCTTGAGATAATCCCAAACAACGGATTTGGCCTGGCTGCGATACGGCGCCACATAGCCATAAAGGGGCATCGAATCCTTGCTGGTAAAGGCCGCGCGGATCATGTCGTTGATGGCCGCCACAGTCTTGCCGGCGCGCCTGTGCGCGACCAAGCAGGCCCAGCGTTTCGTGCGGTTATGAAAAGGCATAAACGCACGACGGGGCGCATAAGGCAGCGTTATTTCTCTGACTGCCATTTGCAAATGAACTCTTGCGGCCCGCCTTCAGGGCCGCTCACTTCTGCGCGTGACAGTTTGGGAACATGGTATTCCAGCAAATCAGAAAAGCATTTAAAAGCCGCTTGCGGCCCATCCTCGGCGGCAATCTGATCAAGCCAGTTCTGCAGCCGATCAGCGTTGCCATCAACGAAAATAGCAATAGCTTCCCTTGCCCTCGCCGTTACTTTATTGGGCTTCCCTGCTCGGCTGCCGCCACCCGTCTTTATTCCATTTCGTGCCATAAAAATCGCTCTTTATCTCTTTTTGTGATTTGGCATCCGCTTCATCGCTTCTGCCAGCTTTTTTCCTTTATCAGCCTGATTATATTCGCGGGCGACCGCAACCGGCACGCCGACCTTTTTAGCAATCTCAGGGTCATGCGCTGCGGCCGCCATCATGCGGGCCTGCGCGGGTGATGTAGAAGGCATTATTTCAACACCTTTAATTTATAGATTGTCGAATCGACCAGCTCGGCCACCTCGTCGATGATGTTCTGCAGCTGGGTATCGTCGGGCAGCACTTTACGAATGCTGTCGACAAAATCCTTGATTTTCTGCAAATAAGTCAGCGGCACTTTCGCGACGTGAAAATCGGCCGGATACGAATTTATGACTTCGTAGCAGCCTTGATAAGCCTCGGCCCAGCGGTCAACAATATCTATGATTTCGTTGTAATACGTCTCCAGCGCCTTGTGTTCGCTATAGCTTTTTGTCTGCAGGTGCATGAAATGGGCGTTCGTGCCTGAATGAAACAGGACACTTACAAACAGCGCGGCGTTCTTTTGATAGTCCACACAAGCGCCTTTCAAATAGGCAACGGCGGCTGCCGGGAGGATGCCCGCATCATCCAAGCCGCCGTTTTGCGGGGTAGGGGCGCATCACGGAGGAGATCAGCGCGCAACCATCTTAATGCACCATAATTTTGTGTGCAAGCGAAAATTTCACGATAAATCGACAATTCGCATCACATATTTCCCCGCGGCGTTTTTTCGCCAGCCATGGACGTGTATCTTCCATCCCGCCTCCCGCACCCGCCCCAAAAGCGGGCTAGCCTCAATCTTCTTGACGCGAGCAGATACGCCGCTGGCCGTAACCTGGACGGCAAGCGTCTCATCCCGCCGGATGGCCAGCAGGTCGATGAAGCCGAACAAATCCTGCCGGATGCGAGCAAAGGGTTGCCAGTGCTCAACGATTGCGACCAGATAACCTTCGTCGCGAAGATACTTCAGACTGCGTTGTGTTGGGGTCATTTGTGTGCCTTTATCATAAAAAAATACTTCTCTCGGTTCCCAGTTCCCGCTGGTTCCCGAACCGAGAACCAGTAACGGGGGTGGGGTGTGTTGTGTATAACACACACCCCCCTGTTCTGCTGCCGGTTCCCAGTTCCCGATACCTAAGGGGGAACCGGCAGTTTTGGAACCGGCAGCGGCCATCAAAACGCCCCTTTTACGGAGGCTTTTCCGGCCTCAGTCAGATCAATAACCGAGCTGCTGCCGGTTCCCAATGGAACGAGCAACCCGTCGTTTTGCCAGCCGTTGATCATTTCCAAAAATTCCTGCTTTTTGCCCTTCAATACCGCAAAC